AAGCAAGAGAACTAGCATCATAGGTGCGAAGATGAGGCATAACACCAACAGATTTATCATCTGAACTACGAATTCCAATACCGATTCCAATTCCACCTCCTAGCATTGACAACCAATTTACTTCCGCAAGAGTATCGACCAAACCTTCAGAACTATCATGTAGATAGGGTAGAAAACAAGATATAGGCAAACCACGCTTAGTCCTACCAAAAGCAAGTATAGGAGTAGAATAAGAAAGCCAATGAAGGCTGCTATATTCGTAAAGGCGTTGCGAGTGATCCAAAGATGATCCAAAACTTTTTGATACATATGCAAATCTCTCCTGTGGCGATACTTCTCCCTCCATCATATAACTTTCTTTTAATCGTTTGATTCCTAACTCATCAAATAGGGAATCACGCGAATAGTCTACCTTAATACCATGAACGATATCCTGCATTACTTTACTCCAATTATTCTTGTTCTGTAAATTCTTTTGCCATTGGAAATACTTTGGCAATAACTTCTGCACATTTGAGTGCGATTTCTCTATGTTCTTTTTGTGTACCGTTTGCAGATCGGAGTTGTATATAGTGGAGCCAACTGCGGATTGTTCCATTCATATACAACCTTGATATTGTATTGCCTTCAGGTAGAATTACTCTAGCCTGTTCTTTTGCTATACCATTTCGAATAGCCCATTCATACGATTCTTTCACCTGTTGAATGATTTCAACCTGCCTGCGTTTCCATTCATCTACAATCAATGAATCTTTTAGAGTAACTCCCATTTCAATACTGTTTTGTCTGTTTTTTGTATCTTGTAGTCGTGCTTCTCTCAAAACAAAATCCAACTCTTTGGTTGGATCGGCATAACGCTGACTAAATTCTTGAAAACTGAAACTGCGGTGTCTTAAAATCTGTCTTGCAATATCTCTAGTTGTTTCAATTTCTAAACAGGCACTAACCATCTCTAAAGGTGACCAATGCTGATGCTTAATCAAATAACGAATTAACTTTTCTGATGTATCTGTGTTTGTTTGATTACTTGGATTTGATACTCTTGCACAATAAGCCACTAAATCTTGAACATCATCAATATCTGCTGGCATTTCACCTGCGGGTTCAGAATAACTGATCAATTTTATTTTCATATTTTCTTCCACATATTAAATTTCAATGTTGCTTCTATATCTCTGAATGTGTTACTACTTATAATACTCTCGATTTCGCCTACTGATTTGCCAGATAAGACCATTTCATTAATGTCTTTACCTTTTGTGGTTGCAGGCCAGATGACAACATTATAATGCAAGTTGATTGCTTTTAAAATAAGTTTGCAGACTTCTTTATTGCGAGGTTCATTATCAAAAATTAATATTACATTATCAAGACCAACTTCTTCCGCGCAGAGTTTCAAGTTAGCATCACCACTTGCAATAGCATTTTTCAAAAACAGACTATCGATAGGACCTTCAACGATCTTGACTGTTTGATTTTTATCGATGCGATCCATTCCATAAACTAATTTTTTATCTGATTCGTTTGTGCGAATGGTTACATATCTAAGTTTTTCACTAGAGTTTTCTAATGCACGACCAGACATAGCAATCAATTCATTGTTTTCATCATAGAATGGAATGACCAAACGAGCATCATCATACATATCATCATGCCCGTGATTGGGATAGATTGCATCCATGAATTTTTTGTAATGCTGAGTGAACAACAACTTACTTAGTGCTTCTTTTGGAATGTTCCTACGATTGCAGTATTCTAAACAAAAATGTCCACTTGGGAGTTTGTCGACCCATTCTGAGTGTTCAAATATTTTTTGTTTGAATAACTTATCAAACCTTGGCGGTTGTATGTTGAGGACTGTGTTGGCGCTACGGGTGTTATTGGTTTCACCTGATTTGTAGCGTTCAAGAATAAACTCCTTGTGTAAGGCATCGTCCATATGTTTGATGAGATTGCCCACATTGGTGCTTACTCCACAGTTATGGCACCGATAGAATAAATTGGTGCCTCTTTGAAAGACATAACCTCTTGCCTTTGTGAGATTCTTTTGTGAATCGCCACAAAAAGGGCAAGAGAAATTCCACAGGTAATCTTTCTTCTGTTTGAAATTACGCAAACGGTGAGAAAGCAACCTTACATACTTAGATTCGATATAGAGTGACATAGTACCATAATATAACACAACCACTAAGGGTTGTCAACGATTAATGAAATAGTGCTAGAATCTTATCCGAATGTCCAGATAACCATCCCAATACAGCAATAGCACCGCCTACGATCCAAACTATCCGATCTTTATCTTTTTTAAGACCATCTAATTCTTTTGATAAAGCCGCGTGTTGGTCGCAAGATGCATTATACATCTTATCAAGTTTCTCTGTCAAGTCATCACGGGTTCTATCAAGGCAATCATGCATTTCACGCACATCTACCTTGATTTCATCCATTTTCTCACCAAGGTTTTCTACCTTGGTTTCAACGATGCCTAATCGTTCTGCTGTAGTTGCCATTACTTTTTCTTTCCATCTGGTACGGCAGTACCTTCTAGTTTCTTATGGACTTTAATTTCTTTACAGACTTCTTTCTTCTTGCCTTTCTTGTCTGTTTCTTCGTGACAAACCTTTTTCTTCTCTGCTGATTGAACTGGTGAAGAAAGTAAAGAAAGTGCAGTAACAATTGCTATTGCTAGATTGTTCATTTGTTTTCCTATAGAAGTGGTTGTTCAGCAGGTGGTGGTGCTAGTTTACCTGTTGATGACATTGTTGGTGCAGCAGGTGCCGATACAACTGGTGCTGGCATTGGCATAGGTGCTGGTGACGATACAGGCATCGGTAATGGCATTGGTGCTGGTGCGCTTGGTGTTGGATTAACCGCTGCGCCGGCCATCTTTTCTTGTGTGCGACCAAATGCTGCGATACCTAAAACTGCACCCATGGCGATATGAAACAGACCTGCACCTTGTAGTGTAAGTGGGTTCCATTGTGTAATAGGTTGTTTAGTTAATGTTTGTGCTAAACTCCAAATGATAGGAAACACAACCATGTCCATCATACAAACAACCATATACATCCAACCCATCGCTGGACGCCATTTCTTTTGCATCCAATCTTCGTCTTTTTTAACTTCTTGCGCCATGATTAATCCTTATAATGTTAATGGTAACCATAACCAAACTGCTTGGCTCATCAAAAATGCTGCAACAGAGCCAACCACTACACTTGAGTAATACAAACGCATATTAACTGCTAATATACTTGCAGTCAATAATACAATCGCAATCTGAAATAATGAACCTGCATAAGTGTACCATGGTGAACGAGCCTTAGCAGTTGTTCTTTCGGCTTCTAAACTACGAGCCTTTGCCATCAATTCTTTTTTACCTTCTTTTGGTTCATTTTCATATCGATCAATCTTGGCAGCAAGTGTTTCTGCTTTCTTTTTGTCACCTGCACGAACTGCATCATCATAAGACATTTCTGCTAGAGTTTGTTTAATCGATTTAGCCTGATAAAATGCCCAAGTATTATTTGCTTCGATTGTATTGTTTAGAATCTTGCTTGAGTTTGAACCACCCATTAAAGTATTAATTGCTAGTAATGCAGCAAGAACGCAGATAACAAGACCCGCTTTGTCTTTGATTTGTGCTTCTCTTTCTGAACGGCTCAATGGTTTCTTTTCTTCTGCCATGTTATGCTCCTAATACATGAAGTGCGTGTTCGTAATGTTTTATTCGATCATCTAAACCAAGAGTGCCGCCATTAATCTTCTTCGTCAATGTCATTATGTCGCCTTTATCTGCCCATTGATTTAGATTGTTTGATTCCCAGAACCAGCAAGCAGATTGTGCCGCACCTTCAAATGTACCAAGATATTCAGGTACATCATCGATATTCATTTCAAGGCTATCAGCGAATGCTTGATAGTTGCTACGACCAGTCAATTGAATAAGACCACGACCGCAGAATTTCCAACCATCACCAGAATGTTCATCGCCATTACCCATACGATTGGCATATGCACGATTCGCAATAGCTTCTTGTTTATTTGGCATCGCTACATAGGCTTTTGCAATCTCAGGTGGAAAGTATTTTGGCCAAATTCGTGATAGAGTTTCTGCCTTGTAGTTTAGATTTTCTTTGAGCGCAGTAAATCCGCCAGATTCGTGTGAGCATTGAGCAATAAATGCAGCGATGCGTTGAGCCGTATTAATTTCATAATCAGGCAACAAAATAGATAATGCGTGATGCCAATGATCTACATATGGATTTTTTGGCAATAGTTGTTTTAATTGGTGTAGTGTCAATTCCATAATTATTTCCTTATACGGCTGATGCGAGACTAATTACACCGCTTATAATCTCACGATATCTAATATTTTCTTCTAAATTCAATGCATCGTTATTTATGGTCTGTGAAATTACCTGATCATGTAGCAATTCTACGAATTCTTCTTTAGATATTCTACCTGATTCGTAATAAACTTGTATTTGTTGTGCCATATCGGCAATTTCTAAAGGTGTTGTCATGTTCTTGGTCTCTTTGCAATAGCCTTCTGCACATAGTCGGCTGAGTTAGAAATAGATTGTAATTTCAATTCACAATATGTTTTGCTGACTTCTTTTTCAGTATATCTTTTGTTCAAATCTTCTACCATGGTGTGAATTGGAACGACTAATTTAATCGTTAATTCGTTATTAGGTAAATGTTCACTAAAATTCTTTAATTCTTTAGCAACAATTAATAATTGAGCGGCATTTGCTTTAGTCTTATCATGGTCTGCACAATCATCTTTATACATTGCAGCATGAACACCAATACGATTAATTAATGCGTGTTCTGTGGTGTCATATTTTGCCATGAAGTATGCATCGACAAGAGAACAACCACTTAGCAATACAACAGAGCATAGTAAAAGTTTTTTCATTGTAAACCACTCCAATCAGTTAGATTGAATGATTTTTCAACACCAGCTAATTGTGCTGGTAATTGAGGCATGAAGTTTATACCAGTCATTCTTTCAATCTGTTCAACCGATACTGCATACTTTGGTAAATCTGCTACAGGTAGTGCTGTGTTTGGTATGAAAAAGCCAATAGCTTTACCTTTTTGACGATCAACAATAACTTTCCATGCATGAGTTGGAATGCCAACCTTGTTTGCACCAATTGTTTGATAGCCTTGTGCATAGTATGTTCCTGTCACCAAGTAGATATCTTTACCTTCTAGAACCCAATTACGAATATATGTTTCAAGTTGCTTCCAGATACCACGATTGTTGTTTGGCACTTGAGGCATCATGTTACTTAGAAAGAAACTCTCTGACATGATGTTATCGTTTTGGGTGTTGTTTGCACCTGGTGCTAGGTGACCACGATCATATGGTTGTCCAGCATAATCTGCTAATTGAGACTGATGTTGTTTTGGAATATCAGGGTCAGGTCTAAAATCATCTTTGCGTTTTGCAGGACCAGATATCGCTTCTTTCGTAACATGCTCTACAACATATTCTGGTGTTTTCGTATCATAACGATAATGAATTGCATAATTTGTTTTGCAGATATATTGAGTGTTTGTTAATTGGCTAATAGGTGCGCCACGCAATACAAACTGTGGGCACTTATCATCGATTGGATTAGCAAGTGCGATTAAAGGTAATAATAGTAGAGCAATTAATAATTTTTTCATTTTTTATCCCATGTGTTTGAAATACTGAACTTGTCTTTCTCTTTTTTCAGCGCCTGCTTTTGAATCATAGGTACCCAAATTTCTGCCTGTTGATTTAGAAACTAATCTATATTTGTTGCCTACTTTTACAATATGCTCTACAAACTGTTTGAAGGTTTTCATTTTACACTTTCAAATATTTTTTTCTGTTCTTTATACCATTGTTGCCAACCTAAAACCTGTTCTCTTACCTGGTAGTAGGTTGCGTAGTTTGTTGTGACGGTTGAGAGGATGTCGCTGATTTTAAGAGAGGAGGTTCCTTCATCAAGTCCGATGGTACTTCTGGCCACTTCATTACGACTGGCGCTGTCGTGGAGCATGATAGCAGCATTAGACACGGTGCAAAGATTATCATACTTCGCAACAACTCTATCAACATATTGTATATTTGCATTTGCTGTTTCCTTAATGACTTTTACTCTATCAATATACTGTTTCTCAATTACAGTATTCACTTGTGCTGATTTTTCTTCTGCTACTTTAACTTTCTCTTGCAGTTCTTCTACTCTTGCACGCCATTCCATTTCAGTAACATAACCACCTTCAAAATAGATACCAAATAGTGCAACAACGACAGATGTTAATCTAACAAGAGGTTTGTAAGCACCAGAAAAAAAACTTGCAACAAATAGTAATGCTGCAAGTCCAACAACTCCATGAACAAAGAGTTGCAGTATTTCTGTAGGTATTAGACTAAGCATCCACATTTACGGGTGGCTTTCTACGAAGGAATCCCATAAATGGCAACAACTTATTTTTCTTTTTTCCAGGTTCACCTTTTGGACCAACACCTATGCCTGCAATTTGACCACCGCCAGCATTGTTGGTTGGAGGTCCTTCACCATCTTCTTTTTGAAGAGGTTTGCAAACTTTATCTACATTGCACCAGTAGTAGCCTTGTCCACATTCTTTTTTAAATTCGTTTGCCATTTTATTTTATTGTTCTTAATATCTCTGCTACTCTCATATCAACAGAAATTTCCGATGATTTTATATCGTGACCTTTTATACCTTTAACAACAGAAGGCATATACGATAAGAATAACAGATAAGTTTTTAATACAGAATAGTCATTTTTAGACATTTTGTAAAATAACAATCTTGTTGCTGCTTCTACTCCAAAAACATTATATAAAACTACTAGATGATTAATGATCAGTCTTTCTTTTACATCACCTAATTTTGTATATCTACGGAACAACCTTTTGAGATAATTAAACCTCTTCATGTCATCTTTAAATTCACTCATTATGCAATTAGGTTTATCATAAACTTTCATAGCATATAACATAATATTATCATTATTCAAATCATCAAAAGACATTCTTATTCTTCTTCTATTTCATCCTCGTCTGACATGAGTTTATCTATGCCGTCCCAATCCGTTACTTCGGCATAAAAGTCATATTTTTCATCATCAGTTTTATAATACAAAATGTAAACGAATAAACCATCGTCAAGTTCTAATGCTAATTCATCACCCTCTTGATCAATATCATAAAGTGTAGGCATATCTAATCCATATGCATACAAAACTTTGCGTATTTTTACAAATGCAAAACTAGGTGAAATAATTATATCTTGCAACTCTTGAGCCAAACGATTGTTTATATCCGACTGTAATATCGGACTATCGTTTGGCTCTGGAGTTTCAGTTAAGTTTTCTAATTCAATTAAAAATTTATTAAATTGCATTAGAATACGTTGTCGCCATCACCAGTCATGCCGCCACCAAGAGCAACAAGAGTTTCAACTTGAACACGGTTCGCACGACCACCCATTGTAACTGTAAACACGGCATTACCTGTATTAGGTGTTGCGACAGGTGTGTTGGCATATAAACCTGGATTGTTGATAGTGATGCTTGTGATGTAACCAGCGGTATTTACAGAAATTTGTGCATTAGCGGCTGTATTACCAGAACCTGCAATACCATTACCGCCAGAAAATTGAATGTAACTGTTAACACCTACAGCGCCAGAGTTGGCGGTGATAGTAACGATAGGACCAGTTCCTACTTTACGAAGGTTCCATCCTTGATGAGCACCGTGACCAGTAGCAGCAGTTACGGCAGCCTGCTCTGAAGCATCAACACCAAAAACACCAATCGCAGCATTAGTAATGAATGCTCCAATTTTTGTATTTGCAAAATATACTTGAGCATTTTGTGTTACTTGAGGTGTGCTACCGCCATAACCACCTGTGCTAGATTGCTTTGGTGCGTTATTTGATGCGTCTAAACTTCCCCATAAAGCCATTTTTTTCTCCTAAAAATCGGTTTATTTGTTATTTATGTTATTACATTTGTGAAGCAGTTTTGATAACTTTGCTGTTTAATTCAGGATTAGCAACAAATTTATCTTCATCTGCAACTGTTTTTTTCATTTTATCTTTGGCAGACTTCATCGCTTCACGAACAATTTGTGCCTTTCTAGATTCTTCAAGAGATTCTTTAACAGGCTTTGTCATTTGTTTTTGCATAGCCATACGAGCAAGATGGCGCGCACGGCTCATTGGTGTATGAACAGCACCAGATTTATCTGTGATCTTTTTCTTTGCATACTCTTTAGCAAGCAAATCTGAAAGATGCTTTGCTGGATCTTTTTTAACTGCTTTGATATCTTTCTTTGATACTTTTGGTCCAGGTGGAAATTGTATGCCGCCATCACGACCAGGCGGATCTTGTGATTTATCCATTTCTTCTAACTCCTCAACTTGTTCGTTTTTAGGTTTGATACCTTTCTTTTTCATATTAATGGCTATTGCCGCTTGTTGTGCAGCATTGACGGCTTCATCCATTTCTGAAGTCATGTAATCACAAGCAGTCTGAATATAATCAGCAGCAAGAGTAATTTTTGATTGCACCCATTCAGGCAAATCAGTATCTGGCTTCATCATTTCCATCAAATATTCGGCATGGCGTGTAATAGTTTTTAGCTGATTCATCGCCATAGCACCTTCATAGCCATATTCTTTTTCGTCTTTTGCTTCTTTCATACTTGTGTCCATTTCTTTTACTGATTGGAAAGATATCTCTGCACTTGCAGGTGACATAGGTTTCTTTTTCTTGTCTAAAAGTGTATTCTGTGCCAAACCGCCATCTTCTTTTAATTTTACATCAGCACTATCACTACTTGGTCTTGGAGAAACAACCGCAACGCTAGGAACATACCGAGGAACGACAGGCTTGAACCTGCCTTTCTCTCGGTGTTGTTCTAATATATCTTTGATTCTTCTCACTTCATCGCCTGTTTGGTTGCGGTGGCATACATTACATCTTTAGCGCGATCACCATAACGCTGTTTGAAGCCTGATAGACCTTTTTTCATTGACTTAACAATTGTTTCACGCTTTTGCATTTCAGCATCTGTCATATGGCGTTCGGTAAGTTCAACTTCTTCATTCTTAACAGCCATAACATCACCTTTAGCTAGATCAGGCTGCTTTACTTTACCTGAAGATTTTGCCTTGTTTGTTTCCAAATTTTTTGTAAACTCTTCAGTATCGGCTTCTTCACCAATTGTTACTTCGGTGTAGCTACCGGCATCAATTACATCTAGAGTTTCGTCAGCAATCTCTGTTGACAAATCATCAATCAATTCTTCCTCTTCTTCTCTTGAAAGAGATTCGATGAAAGGTTTTAGACCTTCTTGGTCATATCTTGTCAACATTTCAGTAAATGATTCATTGACGCGAGTTGAACGCTTGTAGTTCTGACGAGCACCATACTTAACAGTTTTCTTTGCTGGTGTATCGTCATCATCGTCTTCTGGTTCATCTTTCTGTCTAGCGCCACCGTATGCAGAACCTTCAATCTTACGAACATTGCTCTTTGGTGGTGTAGGTTTATCTTTGATTGGTTTACCAGCAGCCTTAGCCTTTGCTCTTGCAGCCTCTAGACGATCTTCGATACCTTCTTCCAACTCAACACTTTCACTTAAAGATGATTTATGAATACTAGCAACTTTTCTTGATGCGGCCGCTCTAGTTTTTTCAACTCCAGTTTTATAATGTGGACTATCTTTTGAACCATTCCATTTAGAATGATGCCCAGCATGATATTGCCAACCATTTTCATGTTTTGTTACATCACCAATATGCTCACCTTCAGGTGAATGAATACGCCATTTATCATCATGTTTTTGGCGGGCTTTATATCCCATCATATCTTCATCAATCTGTTCAACTTCTTCTTTCATCTTTTTCTTTAATGCTTCATCAGCACTTTTTGCCCAAACATGATGTGGTTCATCTTTTGAACCCATGTGAGCAGGATTATCTTTAACAGCCTTGCCATTTTTAACAGCATAACGATCTTTGTCGTATGCATCTTCTTCTTTAATAGCTTTCTTTTCGCCGCGAAGAATAGCAAAATCTTGACCATCGATTTTGTTGTTATGGTTCTTATCGATAGCTTTTTGATTGCCTTTTAATTCTTCTTCAACTGGCTTTTGACCATACATAATTTTAGCGGCAGCTTCAGCTACATCACGAATTAATTTATTGTTTGAATACACTTTGAATCTCCTTTGTTTTAATTTTTATACGCAATCGATACGACTTTAACATCTGTGCCGCTATCAACTTGCAAAGTATCTGTTCTATCTTTTTCTAAAATCAATTCCGAATTGTTTAACATCGTAAACGATCCAATATTTGATCCTGTACCATCGCCTATTGTTATAACATGCTCTTGTGTGCCTGTATGGACCACTCTAACAACAACGGCATTATTAACTGTTGTATTAGAACTAGCACTCAATAAAAACTCATTAGCCAAAACTTTAATTAACATACTAGCAGTTCCACTTTCTTAATGATTTATTGATGCGTGAATCTGGATCATGTGCTGTCTTAGCAGATGTTAATCTTTTCTTCATACCAGACATTCTAGCACAGAATGATTTGCGGCGATTAGCTGCTTTTGATCCTGGCTTTAATTTACTTGGCTTTGTAGTAACTGCCATAGAAAGTTTTGAACTTGGATGCTCTGCACGATATGAAGCAATACCTTTGCGGTTCAAACCACCCTCTGGATTCTTTCCTTCTTTACGCTGCCATGCGGCTACTTCATCAATCTGTTCAACTTCTTCCGCCACACCTTGCTTTTTACGCAATGCCCTCAGTGATCCCATTGGAATACTTTGACTATGTTGATCTATAGCATAGATGCTTGCCCCACGATTACCTTTTACTTGATCATATTTGGCGTTGGCCGCATCATCTTCATGCGGTTTGAATTCCGATACTTTACCATCACCATGTCTTACAACCCAAGCAACATGTTTTGGTTGATAGGTCTTGTAGCTGCCTTCCGCCACAACTTCTTCTTTGATCTTTCTGATTTCTTTTGCATCTACATGATGAATCATTCCTGATGAATGTTTGATTTTTGCAACAGTACCTTGATGCTCAGTTCCCATCAATCTACCTGTAACTTTACCATTAGTTACTTGTTTACCATGTAATGGATGTTTTGGTTCAGATTTAATCTCTACTGTTGATGAAGATGAAGAATAATGTTTTCCTGGTTTATAACCCCTTCCGATTGTTCCATCACTATTATCTATACCATATGATTGTCCGCCAGCATTATCTTGACCACCTGTGGCACGCCAACCTTCCGCCACAACTTCTTCTTTGACATGACCATACTTCTTTTTATACCAATCAGGCATTCCACTTTTTTGTCTGAAATATCTTACTGTTGCAGAATCGTTCGCTTGATCACGATACTTGTTTTCTGCATCAGTATTATGACCTTTCATTGCTTCTGCTGCTTTATGAGCATCTTTAGCAATATGAACCAATTCAGCATCAGTCTTTTTGTGATACTCATGTCCTTCTAATGGATGACGCTGTGATGGGCGACCTTCAGAAATAAAAGATTTAAACGATTGCACGGATTCTGAAGCAGTTTTCCAACCACCACCCATCTCTTTATATTTTTTCGCTGCCCAACCATTTGCATACGCTGATGGATAAACATCGAATTTAGCTTTAGCTTGTGCTTTAGCTTGTGCCCATTTCTCTGGACTTGTAGGAACATTCTTCTCTTCTAAATTTTCCATGTCTTCGCTTATCTTTCCTTTTCCAAAGTTAGAGACATTTATTGGCTTACCTTTTCTTTCGGGATTAGGATCGTTTCTGCGTTTTGCAGCAACAGCCGATGCTCTTTCTTTCTTTGTTAATTGCGCTCTCTTTTCATTCGACATACATTTTGGTTTAGCTTCACCAGGTTCTCTTGCACAAGGACCTATTGCTTCACCTTTACTGTTAATTCTTTTCCAGCCACCTTCAGGATCAGTTTTACTAAACCATCTACGCAAATCTTCCTTAACGCAAGAACCTTTTGCATATGCTTTTTTACCTGGTACTGATTTGTATCCAGGCCAACATCTCTCATCTAAAAATGCATTGAATTTTTTCATACGAATTTCTTTGCTTTAAAAGATTTTAAACTGATTCCTACTTTTTTCAATTCATCTTCTTTCTTATCACCAATGCTCATGGTAGTTTCATCACCAGTTAATTCTTTGATGGTTCTTTTCTTTGAATCACGACTGTATTTTTTTCCATCTGTTGCCATATCTCTATCTATACCGCGACTAAAGTTTTCACCAGAAGATGCCATAGAAAGACCAGGTTCAATACCTCTATCGATAGATTCGATTAAGACTTTTTCTTTCTGCTTCCTGATTTCTTGGAGCGTGATTTTTTTGCGGGCTGTTCCTGAGTAACTTCCACCTGTGCTACTGGTGCTACTGGCGCTTCTACTTTCGGAGATTCTACTACCTGAATCGTTGGTAGAGATTCTTCTACTTTCTGTCCTACCGGTTTGTTCAACCAATTCCATAGTTTGCTTAACATTTTCATTCTCCTCATTTATTTTAATAACATAGCCATTTTTATAAGGCATGACTGTACCATTCTTTTGGTGCGCTTCTTTTGCAGCAGCACGGCGTAACATAAAGGTTCTTACTTTACCATTACTGTCACGCATCAATTTGACTTTATTTAATTTATTACCTTCTTCAACTGGATCTAAATCTATTTCATCAATTGAATTGCCTAGCAATAACAAGTTTAATGCACCAGAATCTGAAAATGAATAACACTCTTTTAGGTTTGTATTAGGTGTTTTTTGTTTTTGAACTTGAACTAATTCATCATGCACAGATCGATAGGTAACTTCACCATTTTTACCATAACGACCAAAACCATAGTAACTTAGACCAAGTTTCTTAGCCTGATCTGCTGCTTTTGAATTTTGATGAGGAACTTTTTCAGCACCGCCTTGCTTGACAGGCAAAGTATCTTTCTTTTCTAATTCGTTTGCAACCCATTGCTTTGAATTTTCTGAACTTGGCTTTTGTGCAACAAAATCTTGAATAGCTTTAAATAAAGAAGTCATCTCTTCTTTTTTAGCTTTCACTATCTCAGGTTCTGCTTTTCTTAGGTCTTCAGAGTTATCAAACTCCATATAACTATTGCCAAACATTTTTGCAAACTCTGGACGAGATGCTTGAACATTATCCCATTTTTGTTTACGAATTTTTTCAGGTACTGTTCGACCGCCATGCATACCTCTTTCAATATTTCTCTGTTTTGATACTTCATCAGCAGTATTGACCATAATCATAGAAGTATCATAACCTAACTTTTCTAACTTATCTTTAATTCTTTTAATTTTCTCAGCATCATCACCTGTGCCATTAATGATAAGACCATTGCGACCTTGCAGAGCCAAACGCTGGCGCAACTCAGTCATACTTTTTGCTCTTTCACGAACAACATCTCTTTGTTTCTCTTCACTATCGGGCATAGTCTTATCTAATTTCTCTTTGTCCATTAGATATTCTAGTGCTTTATCTGAATTGATTTCAGTTAGACCGTGTCCAGCTAATGTGTTATCTAAAACATAATCTTTACCAGAACCAGGACCACCTGCAAGAAATACTGCTTTGAAAATACCTTTATCGTGAACACCCTCATTCAATAGCTGTTCAAAATCTTGGTCGATATCTTCGTTGGTTTTCATATTGCTACGAACATCATTATACAATTCTTTTGCGTGTTCGTGTTTTACATGAGCAGGTATGCCTTTTTTGAATTCTTTAAAGTTACCGGCGGCAGCATGACTTCTCATTTTAGATGCAGACATACCTGCTGTTCCTTCAGCATCAGGGTCTCTTTCACCGGCTGAATGAACTTTGATGTGTTTGAAATTGAACAACGCACCTTCATGGGTGCCATTGTATTTGTGTAGAAGTTTGTGATACTCAGGCACACGGTCTGAACCAGCGACCATGTGAAGATGTGTTACGCCCTGTTTATGAAGTTTCGCAGCTTGAGATAAAAAGTTTGGATGTTCTTTATCGGAAACGGAAATATTTGTGCTAGGGAAAAATCTCTTAGCGTGTTTGACTTTTTGCTCTGCTGAGAGAGGATTTTTTGCAGCGTCTTGCGAGTGCGATAGGACAACATGATGAGAACCTCCTACTTCCTTAGCAACATCATGAACTTTTTTGACTAGAACTTCGTGTCCTGTGGTAGGAGGATTCATGCGTCCAAATGCTAGGACAGCATGTTTTTCTTTTTGTTCGGTCAAAAAATCTTTAAATCTCATTTTTCCGCCTCTACAGCGTTATTTAATTGAAATACTGTTTATTTATGTCCTATAAACTTCTGACGATGTTTTTGAACTGGATCTTTTCTTAATTAATTCTAATATTTTAGGATCATTCGCTTGTTCTCCGTATGGCGCAAAATATGCTCTATCGTGAGGTTCGGCTTCTGGTCTTGCTTCAGCGACATAGTAAATATTCAAAGATTTACGATATACACCTTCAGGACATTCTATTTCTTTGGGTAGTCCGTGCCAAGAATTGTCAGCGGTATCAAAAATAACAGCCCGATTGAACAGGTTTTCTATCTTTGTAACGCATTCTTTTGGTAAATTCTTCTCTGAATCATGCGACCACAATTCTAGACCTCCATTCCAGTTTTTGTTCCAGTTAGGTGTCATGTATATGATAAGATTGATTCGTCTTTCCATGCCTAACTTAGGATGGATAGAGTAATCTTTATGCATATTGAGTTTTCCGCCATTTTTACTTACATGCCAACCTCCGCCATGCATACCGTAGTCGGCAACAAGATTTGGAATTCCCGTTATTCTTTTTATTTTTTCGATGAATTCTGGAGTATTCATCAGAGTAAATGCTTTGTATGTTGTAGCTGGAAATAGACCCCAATTAGGAGTCAATCGTTTATTTTCAATCGCATTACTATAGATTGCCCATATCTTGTCATCATTATAGTCTGGAAACTCATTCGAAAGTTTCAAAGCAGTATTGTGATCAAAAAAATCATCTATGATACAATTCTTAAATGGCTTTCCATTTTCATATTGTCTGTTCAACTGTTCACAATTAAATTCATTAATCATTTGAATTTTATAACCTTTATATGTCTGTTTAGTATGTTATGCATTGAAAACAATCTCTCGACAACAAACGAAAAATATGGAACAAAATGTCCATTGTATTGCTGTCCTTCTTTGTATATGTATCGGAACATCGATTCATCTTCTTGGCAATAAGTGAGACACCTATCAACAAAATTAAGATAACTCACCCAAAATTTACTATTGCCTACAAAATAATTACAAGTGGCAAAATCATCAGGTAGATATTTGTATTGTTCTACTGAGCCTTCGATTCCCAATTTCACAAACAACTTTCTTGCGAACTCTAACATACCTGGATGCCAAACTTCTCCTTGTATCCATAGATTAGGAAATTCTGCTGGTAAATGAGAGAATGGATCTAAATGATAAACATCAAAGCCTGGATTTGATAGAATCCATTCTTTAAATATCAAAGGACGAACATCTGTTTTTTGTGACCAGCGCCAAGATAATAGACCCCAATGTGCATCAGAATCTTTGTGTTTTTCCAATAAATCTTTCCACAACGGCAACTCTCTTAATTCAGGATTAGAATTTTTAGTATTGTCGTATGGAATTAAATTTGAATCTAATTCTTTGATCTGTTCTTCTAGATAATAAGATTGATATATTTTTAAATTCATCTGACCATATCTTCAATAATTGCTTTCATATCATACTTGGGTTCATAACCTAATGCTTTCAACTTATCATTTTTCATCCATTGACTATGCACTTGAACTATCTTGTGGAAATCAGGCACTTGAATGTTGTTCAATCTGCCTTCACCACCAATTAACTCTTTAGCGTATTCAATCATATCTTTAAATAACAAAGGTTCACCATTGCTAACATTATAGATAGAATTCAATTCACCTTTTTCAATTATCAATTTCATAGCATCAGCAACATCATTCACATGAATGTAATCACGATACATATTTCCGCCATCATATACATTTACATCACGACCTTCTTTTAATTCATTGATCATATACTGTAATGCATTTTTCTGTGGTGATGCCTTCTTGTCGCCATAACCAGATACATTTGCCAAACGCAAGATACGGTACTTTATATTGAAAGTTTTACAGTAAGAAATCAACAACTGTTCGGCGCATCGTTTTGTAATTGAATAAAAGCCTGTAGGATTACAATACGATTCTTCTGTTGCAGGCATTTCTGTATCGCCGTATACAAACCAAGAACTTACGAAATTGAAAACTTTATCAGTATACTTGAAACGATTCAAAATCTTCATTAACAAAAGCAAATTGGTTTCAATATCGATATACGGATCAGTTTTCATATTATAGTTTGTCACCGTAGATATCATGTATAAAACATCTTTATCTGTATCTATGGTATGATCATATCGTGGCTTAACTACACAATCTTGATTCTTTGCGACAAATGCAGAGCCAACGAAGCCATTGCCTCCAAATATTTGGATGCTCATAGTATATCTTTTATTTTTTGAATGTCTGAATCAGAGATAAACAATTCCAATTTGCTTTTAGAAATTGTTTTGCCTTCATCGTCAAACGATTCTTTATTGAAAATCAAATGCTTCAACTCAGAAGGAATAGTGTCTTTCTTCTCTATAGTCAACTTGTAATTTTTTTGATCAATTATTGATGCCATGATTTTAACACCTCTTCAATATAATTAAATACAGATTCGTTCCAAAATGGCGGACAACCTAAAATGAAAACATGAGATAGAGCCTTGTTAGATAGAGGATACTTAGTATGATCATCCAAATGTTTGAATCCTGGATGCAACAATATGTTACCTGCAAAATAATTTCTCGTTTGAATTTTCTTCTCTTCTAGGTATGATACCAGTTTTTCTTTTCGCTCTTGTGTTTCACAAATAACTGGCACACCAAACCAAGAGGGATCAGCACCAGGTAGAACAGTAGGTATACGAACATCCAAATATTTAACTAGCAGATTTGATAGTCGTTTGAAATTCTCTTGGCGCTTTTGATGAATGTAATCAAATTTTTCTAGCTGTGCAACACCAATAGCACCTTGCAAATCAAGAGGCTTCAAGTTGTAGCCTGCATGGGTGAAAATGTATTTGTGGTCGATGATGCCGTCATAACCTGGAAGCCATTGGTCGAAACGATTACCACAAGTTCCGCATGGCAGTGTATTGTTTGAACCTATACAGTAACAGTCTCTTCCCCACCAACTAATCGATCTAGCCATATCAATAAATGCAGAATCATTAGACGAAATCATACCGCCTTCACCAGTCGAAATATGATGTGCAGGATAAAGAGATGTTGTCCAACTGTAATACAAATCTGTTATGAGATTGCCATTCCATTTTGTTCCAAGAGAATCACAATTATCACCAATCAAAAGTATCTTGTGCTTATGGCATATCTCTAAAAGTTTATCCATATCAGGCGGATTAGCCATAACAGGAGATACTACAATGCCTCGTGTTCTTGGTGTAATTTTCGATTCAATAAGATTTACATCAAAATTCAAAGTATTGAATTCAATATCAACAAAGACTGGTTTGATATTGTTTTGCATGAATGGTGCAATCGTTGTAGGAAATCCTACAGGAGAAACGATAACTTCATCACCATCTTTCCAACCGTGATATTTTTTCAATGCTGAAGCCATAACAAGATTGGCAGAACTGCCAGAATTCACCATGTGAGATTGTTTTACATTAAACTTTTTAGAAAATCTGATTTGAAACTTCTCACAATTTTCACCGGCTGTCACCCATTTTCCAGTTAGAAAGGACTTGAGTGCTAATTCAATCTCTTTTTCATCCCACAGTTGACCTGAGTAGAAGACATAATCTTTACCTGGCTCAAATGAATCGTAGTTGGGAAGATATTTTGGTTTAGCTAGTTTAGCTAACTCTTTAATTTTTTCATCAATCATATCAATATGTTTCCATCATTCCAGTAGATGCCATAGTTCCTTGGCAATGTATTTTATCAAATTCAATCAGATACTTTTTATCTATGTGCTTATAATGTGCGTGTTCAGTATCAATACCGCATTCGTTTACGGTCTTATAAATTTCAGGTAAAAGAGAAAAATAATTGTCCAGTAACGAAATGCAAAAAGAATACATCCTAGTTATAAGCAAGTGATCAGCCTCAGTTGTCATTTTAACATCAATAGGAAGCCAGGAGGGCATTCTTTTCTTGAATGTATATTTGCCATACAGAGAATCGTCATCATATCGGCTAATATCAAATTCATTCGTCAAATTTGTTCTTGCTGATAATTTGTGTATTCTCTTAACACTTGATAGCATCTTCAATAAATCGGCATTTGATTTTATGATTGATAGTGTTTTATGCAAGAGAATTATTTCCGCTTGTGATTTCAGACCAGCATTCGCAAGAGTTACCAAATCTTGATCTTGTTGGAACATAATGTTCAAATTTGAACTTTTTGATAGTTCATTTGCAACAGAATCTGGAACTATAGTTGGTGATGAATCCGTCAAAACAATAATAGCATCAGGCACTTTCGCTCTTAAAACTCTCAAAGTTTCAAGTGTCTGATTAAGACGAGTTTCATGATCGAATACACCGATGTTTGCATTCAAAGTAGATGTTACTAGAAACAAATGTTTATTTGGTATCAAACTCATTGGTGCCATTCCATATCAGGAAAAAATTGCACAGTTTTAAGTACCATGTTTTTAGGTGCATTATAGGTATTTAAAACTAACTCTGCTACATCATTTGGATCAAGTAGTTTACTTGTATCAGCATGAAACCCTATATTGTCCCACAATGGCGTATCGATTCCGCCTGGATGAAAACTTGTAACTTTGATACCTCTATCTTTTAATTCTTTACCTAGAACACCAGCAAAAGCAGTCAAGCCATATTTTGTCGCACAATAAACAGATTGATTTTCTATTTCTTCAAGTCCTGCCACAGAGTTGATAAAAAATATCTTAGAACCTTCTTTCATAAATGGCAACATCTGACCTGTTAAAATCATAGGTGCCTTTAGATTCGTTTCAATCATCTGACTTATTTTATAATTAGATTCTTTTTCAAATTTCTGCAACGAAAACGATGCTGCATTATGAATCAGAAGGTCGATAGGTTGTTTGATGATCATACTAAAGTTTATTATCGCTTGCAAATTTGTGATATCACAATTATGATGCGAATAATTAATATGATGTATTTGGTCTACAAATTTACTTCTTGATAGACCCATAACACGAAATCCATTTTTCAAAAAACATTCTGCGAGTGAACGACCAAGTCCACTACTTGTTCCAGTAATTATAACAGTTTTCATATACCCTCAAAAGTATTCATGGCACTAATCAATTCTTCTTCTTTCAGGTTGTTTATGATTGCACAACGACCTATACCAACAGGAATAGGAATGTATTGATTGCCATTTCTGTGTCTCATGGTATCTTCAAGTGCAGCAAAAACAAGTTCTTTATTAGCAAAATCTCTATGCCAAGTTGGCAGTTTCAAATTTTTAGCCGTATCAAATATGCGTTTCAATTCTTCTTCGTTGATGTATCCTCGATTGAATGATATACATGAACACAATAAGCAATCTAATACTACGGCTTCACCGTGCTTTAAGTTTTGAATGTTGTTCATTTCAATCAAAGGACTGAATGTATGTCCAAAATCAACGGGTCTTTCTAAATCTTTTTCCCACAGATTAGGTTCCAATTCTTCAATCATGCCTGTGATAGCCATGTTAATGACACGAACAGGTATGGCACCAAACTGAAACTTCTCTCTTAATAATTGATCATAGTTATTTTCAAGCAACTCAAACAATTCTTCTGATTTGATCAGACCAAGTTTAAATATTTCTGCGATGCCGTTGACAATCTCCCTCTCTGATTGTGAGTGTATAAATTTCTTATCAATCAAAGTAGCAATTGGAGGGTAATATGCGCCGATTCTGTTTCTACGACCAAAATGATTAGCAGCAACTTTGACACCAACCGATGCATCAACTATTGCTAGAAGTGTGGTTGGAACTTTGATGTAAGGAATGCCTCTACGATAGATACTGCAACAGAATCCTACCAAATCAAGCAATACGCCACCACCAATTACAATAATACTCTCACGCCTCAATACGCCTTCTGATTCAAAGAATTGTAATATTTCATCTGTATGTTTCCAATCTTTGTTTTCTTCTGTGGCATCTATAATTTTAAGTTTCAAATCAAACTTAATAGATTCAAAATATGATTTTATGTTTTCGCCATAGATTTCGTGAACCGTCTTATCTACAACAACGATTCTGCGTTTACTTTTGCCATATTCAATCAAATCTAGATTTTGTGGGTTGAATATATCACTTGAATAATGAATTGTAAAATTAACTGGAAGCGAAGATTCAACATTCCAAGTTCTCTTAAAATTGTTAAAATTCACTAGAACATTATTTTTCATTAGAATAATTGTCTCATTAAAGAACATGCATGAACATAGAAATACTTAGCTTTATCTATATCACCTGCGGCCAACTTGAATGGTAACATACGGATAAATTGTGTTGCCTCTAAAACATCTACCATTTGCTTCATTACTGGTTTAGCAATCTGTCTTTCAAATATTTTATTAAACTCTCTGAAATTTTTAGGTACAATAATATCACTATTCACAACATTTTCATTTACACTTACATTACCATCATTGGTGATGCCATACCAACTTCTTGAGCATTGTAGTACCTGAGCATAGTCTAAGAATCTGGTGTCAATAACACTTTCTTCATATGGATCAACAAACTTAACACAATCATCGGTAAAAGAATACATGATGTTTTCAAGTGTTGGATTACCGTGAATTGCTTCTTCTTCAATCAATTTCATTTCAGAGAAAAAGTTACGCATTTCATCCATGTAATTGGTTATACCATGAACTATACCACCATAATACTGATATGTACCATAGTTAAAGAATTCTAGAAACTCAGGAAACTTCTTGGCATCTTCAAGTTTCTGTTCTACTTCTTCTCGAAAGTAAAGTAGTGGTGCACCAGGATTAGAATCATAAGTGTAACGATGCATTTGATAAAAAGCATTCCAAATAGCATCATTGATTTTATTTAATTCTTTTTCTGTCAATTCTCTCTCACAGAAAATTGTCTTAATGTCTTTATATGTTTTCAAGTATTCAAGGTCAAAATATGCTTGATCACCCTCACAAGAAACTTTTATGATTTGAGGATATAGATTAGTAAAATCAGTATTATATCGTTGTATTTTCTTCATCTGCGAATACCAACGCATGTAACCATACTCTCTATTCTCTTTTGTGCTGACCATCTTGCGAACAAATTTACCTTTTTCGTTCTCCATCAGGTATGTTGAACTAAGAGAACCACCTTTTAATTTCACCATTTTTTAATCGCCTGTTTAGTTATCTCTATTCCATACTCTTGCGGTGTACCAAGAACTATAGTTTCATGGTCACTTGATAACGAATTAATATTTACTGAATATTTTCTTTCAATTATATCTGAAAGAACACTTGCTACATACATTTCTTTTCCAGAAAAATGATACAATAAACTTTCATACGATTCTTTATAAAAATATCCACTTTCGAAACCGTATAATCCAGAACTTGCAAATGGAGATATCGCAGACTTTTCTACAATGTCTAATGCTAATCCATCAGATGTTCTGACATATGAATAACTTGGATTGTTTGCAACGAATACATCAATATAGGCATCTGCAAAAGAAATATTATTTAAATTTCTTCCCATCAAAATCGTATCAGCATTATGAATGAAGAACGAATCTGTTTGGTTCTTCAAGGCCAAACAACCAATGTATGCGGTGTGTGCTTGACCGTCTGTATCACCGATGTATATAACATTTCCACTATGCAAGCCAAGAGGTTCAATAGTTTTAAGTAATTCTTCTCTAAAATATTCATCTCTTTTATTTGCAACCAAAACAACATCATCAAATGAATTGAGATTTTTCAGTATCTCATGGATGATAGTTTCATCTTTCCATGGTAGAAGATATTTTGGTATATCAAATCCTACATTGTGAAATCTGGTATTTAAACCAGCCATGCATATTACTAACGAAGCCATTTTTCAAAGTCCTCACGAATTAAAGAAGTTGTGTTTTTTATAAATTTTGATAACTGTAAAAAAATTAAATCCATTTGTCAAAATCAGTCCTAATCAAACTGTGCCATGTACCATTATACGGTCCGGGTGGAAACGGATGATTCAAATCACAATAGACTAGATTCTCGCCAACAAGACCATGCATTTTCCAATTAGCACTCATAAAATCTTCGCACATATACTGAACACCCTCATCGTAAAATTTATTGATATGGTGAAAGCATTCAGAATATTTGTTCATGTTTTCTGATGATGAAAATGCAAACTGATCGTTGCCAAAATCTCTTGCAGGCGTCATACGACAATTTGGAATATACAGTTTAGAATTATTCAATTCATCAAAAGGTATTCTGACATTGATTGCAAAATCAAAACGAGAACGAATGACCCAATCAAATGTCATTTTGTTTTCTTTTTCATATTGCGACTTCAGTTCATTACATCCTGCAATAGCATATAGTTGCGACCAAGTAGATAGTTTTGGGTCTTTTACTTTCCAATTTGGCTGTGGTGGTGGAAATCTAGTGTATTGAGAAAAATCAGGAACAACATTTTGTTCTCTTACATTAGCCAAAACTGGTTTGTAAAGATCAAGTATGTTTTGATTATCTTTACCCCAAGAAAAAGTAAAAACAGTAACATCGTTGCCGTCTAAGATATTTCTCTTAACGAATTGATATCCTTGTTCAACGCTACGAGGTTGACCAGACAAGCAAAGTGCTATTTTAATCGGCATATTGTACCTCAATAATTTCTTTCCATGCTGGTACTCTATCATATTGATGCACGATTGTAAATGGAACACCCGTAGATGTTGTAATTTTGCCGTTAATTAAACGAGGCAACGGCTCTAGTATGAATGGTTTGAATTGCTGCAATTTATTGGGATCAGCAGTTGTGCCCAATTGGCAAGCCCACGCATCTTCAGAACGGAGATATAGGCTTGTTGACAAATATGGTTCTTGTGATATCATAAAATTAAATGTCGATTGATCTACAATTGCAATAGGACGATTCAATGACATAGCAAAAATCATCGCGGCCAAATCTCTCATAGAATCACCACGACCCGCAAGAACACCTACATTATAAATCTCATTTTCTTTGAAGATGTTATGGAAGAAAGGACCAAAAGTATCTAATAGATTTTGATTACCCCATGGTTCATCTTTATACAGCATACTCTCAGAAGCAAAAATAAATTGCTTTGAAGTTTTGTCAAGATTTTCTTCCAAGAAGTATGATGGATTATTTTGAAATACTACATCCTTCACATCGGTTGTGATTACATACCGATATTCTTTATCGTTGAGGTAATTAAAAATATGGATGAATCGTTCTACATGGACAGGCAAGTTAGATTGATAGTTGAACCTGCTATGCTCTTCATCTTTTTGCCCTGGAAGCAATACTTGAAAACCTGCTTGTGTTAGCTTGTTTACAGTATCGTATGAGATATTGAAGGCGACCATAACTTTATCGCCTTCAAACCCTGATTTATTGATTGAGTTAACCCAAAACTTTATTTTATCCCAATCATAGTTGGTACAGCATCCTATAATCAAATCTTTCATAATATCTCCAATCAGTTAATTATATACTTATATCTATCCTCGTGTCAAATTCAATATTTTTTGAATCTGTGTTTCAAGTGTAGCTTTTCTATTTGGCCATTTAATGATAGGTTGATCTGCCGTCTTCAACAATTTAGTCAGAAACGGCAATATAATCTTTTCTACCTGTTGTAACCTATCTTTATACTCTTGGACAGTATCTTCTTTTTCTGCGATAACTGAATTATATTCTTCTTCATCAGTTGCGGTGAACCCAAAATCATCGTCACCGTATTCCTTCATTATCGCATTGATATCAAACTTAATTTCTGCCATTATTTACTCCAGTTTTTAGCTGCATTAAAATTGGCATGAGCAAATTCTAGTCTATCAATTAATTTCACAGCATTACCTTTTAGTTTATCTACAGCAACGAAACCTTCTGGATTGGTAACTTTGTATCCATCATCAGTTTGAAGGAATGTTCCAGTTACTTGTTTGAGTTGTTGTAGTTTTTTAACTATCATATTTTTAGAATCAACGATAAGATTCATCAAATCAAAAATGTTTTGAAGATCGGTAATTGATGATCTAAAGAATCTCATAATCTCCGTTTTTTCTTTAACACGTTTCTGCTTTGTCTCAGCCTTCTTTGCATCAGCAATATCTTTATTTAATTTAGCTTCAACCCAACGAATCAACTCAAGTGTATGTTGTTTTGTATTCTTAATTTTTAAACCTTCACGAACTTTAGTGTTATTGAAAGTTTTGATGTATGTCAATATGGTTTCTGAAACAGAGATACGATTTAGTGTTAATGAACTAATGGATTGAAATTTTCTTCCTGCACTAGAAAGAATACTATTAATCTCTTGTGTTTCATCTTCGGTAAATGTTGCCGTACCTGATGCATCAACAAAGTATGCATCGCGGAACCAAACATCTTTTGTTGTAGCAAGATTCTTGATATCAATATTGAATGATGCTTTCATATCAGAGAATGTTTTACCAGTGTAAGAGGTATGAAATACAATACCTAATTGTGCTGCTTGCATCATAGATGCTAGTTTCGAATCTGCTGGTACAGCATAGACGATTGTGTTAGGTTGAAATGTAATATAATCTATGCCATCGATTGTTTTATCTTGGATATCACCTTTGACAAACATCATATCGCCCTGCAAAACACCTTTGATACCTAATTTAGGTAAATAACGCAAAGCAATCTTCAACTTGGCATTAAGTCCTTCGCCTGGATGATTCTTATCAATGTCTTCATCTGTATAGTTAAGTTTTGCATTGACATTGAATACACCTTTTGTACCAACAAAAAACTTTCCATTATCAGGATTGATACCGCAGAATATGGCTGGTGCACCATCCCATTTTGTAGTGATGTTTACTTTTGATTTTGAATGACCAGACAACATATCACGGAGTGACTGTAAGAAATTAATAGCATCTCGGGCTCCAGAAACACCGCGATTCAACACCTCATCTTCGATATGTTCTAGGTGAAGATTGGCGCCTTCTTTTTTTGATTCTGTAAGATAATCTGTAAATTTCATAGAAGACACTTATAGTTTGCTTTATCTTTTAAAATTGTCACATTGCTGCCGTTAATTGGTGCGATATTATAGGGAGTAGAATTTCTAGGTAATGAAAATTCAATAGTGAATGTGAACTGATATCCTTGTGCGCCAATTCTTCTTTTTGATTTTTCATCAGCATCCGCTTTAGTTATGCCTTTTGATTGGCAACGAACTCTAGCGGTAATTTTACAATTATCTTCAAATCTTGGAACTATTGGCATACCTGCTTTTTTCAATCGTTCATTCAAACCTAATGGATCTAAATTTCCTAACAAATAAAAACCATGAGTTCCGACATTTATATAGTATGTCTTTTTCAAGTTATAATATTTTGTCATGGCATCAGCACTCAGAGGTTCTCTAATGTCAGGACAAGTTTTTAAATCTGTAGAATATCTTTCATTCAATGGAATTTTTAACATCTGTTTTTCCCATTGTGGTGTTCTATCAGCAATATTATAGATTGGAGTTTGCCATTTTCTATTAATTTCAGTTAAAACACCAGATGATTTGGCCAGTTCAGCAAGAAATTTCTTTTCAGTTTCATCGTGGTCTATATCACCAAATCTCCAATGTGGTGTTGAATTGGCATACGCTTTGATAACTAGACTTCCGCCAGCAGTTGGAGATATTTTCAATTCACAACCAGCTTCTTTTTTACGAACAGTCAACATAATATCTGGTCTATCGTGCGATGCGCCAGCAAACTTACCATCAGACAAACCAAATGGTTTTAAGAAATTGATTGCATTTTTTTCGTATTCAAATCCTTGCTGTGCCGCCATAAATTACCCCTTTATAGAGTATTTATGTTTACCCACAAATTAAATGTAGTGCAGGTATCCTCCTATGATGTATTTTGGACCGCTGATAGGTTTAGTTCCGCTATGAGGATGTGTCCAAAAAGGAGGAAAGACTAACATTTTTCCTGCTGTAGGTTTGACAGAAAGATCAACTCTCGACAATCTATTCTTCTGAAATGTAGTTTCTCCTCCAACATCAACATCATTCAAGTACCAAAAAAAGACAAGGAATCTTCTTGCCGATGCATGATTTCCAACATCAACATGAAATGCAAACTCATCTTTTCCGTTAGGTTCATATTTTTTCATACGAAACTGTTCAAAACCTAACTGTTCTGGCCAGACTTTATCATCAATACTGAACATCTGCTTATAACGCAAAAGATAAAATTCCATCTTATCAAGCAAAAGATTCTGTATGTCGGCCCACGGTTCACCTCGTTTTGTAATATTCAACTCGGTAAAATGTCTGAGTCCTTCATAGAAAGTATCTTCATGGAACTCTTTATCTTTTTCAAATCTATCAATGATATTATTACATTGATCTTTTGTTAAAGTATCATCCCAATAAGTAGTGTATGTTGGCATTACACTCTAACTCCATCAAATTTTGAATTGTAACTTCTCTCTCTGCTACCAAAAGTATTTAACGGTCTATCAGGTATATCTTGTCCACTATCAGCAATATTTGTTTGAGCCGATTGTTCAGTATCAAATAAACGCATCTTGCCTCGGTCAACACCAATAACAAATCTTTTGTAGGTATTGGGATCAGAATATCGATTCTTCAATTGCTTCACCATAATCTGTCCCAACTGTTCAAGTTCTTCTGTGCTTATAAGAGCAAACATAAAGTCTGCCGTTGCTGGCAAACCAAAAGATTCTGAAGTATCTTCAAGACCTGGATCACTATTTGTGAAACCACTTCTTGTTGTTTGTGTCGCACTTATGATAGGAACATTAAACTCAACGGCAAGACCTCGCAACTCTTCTGCAATCGCTTTGATGTAAGTATAACTGTTTACACTATTGCCAGGTTTCATTCTTGCTGATGAACAGATATTCAGATAATCAACAAAGATTATTTCTGGTTTAAAGTTCTTCTTAAGATGAAGTTCTTGCAACAAAGCCCTGAAGTGTAGTGTAGATGCCGCCGCAGTTGGATACTCTTTGATGATCAGTTTACCTTGTGTCTTATTTTTCAGAATATTAAACTTTCTATCATAGTCTGCTTTACTGATTGTATTCAGTTCTTGAATATTGATGTTCAAAAGATTCGCATCGATTCGTTCTGCGATTCTTTCTTCTGCCATTTCAAGAGTGATATACAAAACATCATGTCCATTAACGATACAAGAAGCGGCAACATGGCACATAAAAAGAGATTTACCAACACCAGTACCTGCAAGACAGATATTCAAAGTCTTGTTTGGGACACCGCCTTTGGTAATCTTGTTGAAGATATCAAGATCAAATTTTACACGAGATTCTACTTTGTGATAAAAATCATATCGTGAATCAGCATCACCGATATAGTCGTGACCCACATTCGCATCAAAAGAAACACCCAAAGCATCACTCAATAACTTTGGGATTTCTCCTTTTGATTTCTTGGAGTTCTTGTCATCCATGATGCTGACAGATTCCATGATGGCATTATAGATTGCCTTATCTTGACAAAACTTTTCTGTTTGATCAGTAAGCCATTGTTCTTCTGTTGGATCATCTTTGTTCTGATGAATGTCATTCAAAAGATCAATACTGCCTCGCACTTGAGTTTCAGTAAGTTTATCACTTTCGGTGAAGTTAATCACCAACGCTTCATGTGTAGGAAGAGTTTTATATTGTGTTACAAAATCATTTACTTCTTTAAAAATTAATCTCTCAACATCATCAGAGAAATATTCTTTTTTTATGAACGGCAAAACTTTACGACAAAATTTTTCATTGTAGATCAAGTTCTTGAGGATTGTTTGTTCTAGTCGATTCATTATCTACCTTAGCTAACATTATTTCTGTAAGTATGTCACCCATAAGTGTAACAAAATCTTGATCATTTTGCAACTCATCTATATCATGTTCTCCTGGATGAAGTGTGGTGTAACTAAATTGCAATACTGCCATAGCACCTTGTTCAGACACTCTTGCCTTATTATAATGATACACCACATCTTTATACTTACCTTTGATGATTTGGATGCCGGTGATTTTATCTTCTTCACCGTCATCCGTTTTACGATTTACATCAATAAAAACATAGTCTCTGTTTTCTTTATACTTCACTCTCTTCCAACTCCAGTTCTGAATTCGATCCCATAATGCTACCATAAGCGATTTCATATTTTTTCCTTACATATTCTTTGAAACTTTCATCTTCTAAAATGTCACCCCAAAATTCTTCTGTTTGTGTGGCATCAAGGCGATGTTTGTCGCCGATTTCTCCAGTTTCTTTATCTACCTTTGCATACCAACCATTGCTTGGTTTTGAAACGTGTCCGGACTCCAATGCAATGTCAAGTAGACCAGACCACTTACTAATGCCACCATCAAAAGATACGCTGACAGGTATTTTAGATTTTTCTTTAACATATCGGGACTTCTCCACATTGATAATAAAATTGTAGCCTACGATTTCAGTTCCATCTTTTTCTTGTTGGCGACCAATGATAAAGATGTTATCAGCAGAGTAGTAAGAACCTGTACCACCACCAACGATATCTTTAGGGAACATACCGATTTCTTTGTATGTATGATTGACAACAACCATTGGAATATCTTTAAGGTTCAAGTGTGGTGTTACCATACGGAACAAACTCTTAACTTGTTTCGCACGGCTCATATCAGCAACTGATTTGCCTTCAAGTGCATCTTCTACTTCTTTCTTTGATGCGAGATTACCAATCGAATCAAGGACAATAATCAACTTATCGCCGCGTTCAACTTCTTGCAACTGCTGCATAATATCAAACTTCAACTGTTCGATATCAGTTAAGGGTGTATGCAGCACTCGGTCCATATCAATCTCAAATGTTTCAAAGTATTTGATTGGCGTACCAAACTCCGAATCATAGAATAAAAGAACTGCTTCAGGATACTTGTCCATGTAAGACTTAGCCATGAGCAAAGAAAAAGCAGTTTTAAAATGCTTACTTGGTCCTGCCCACATTGTAAGACCAGGCGTAAGACCACCATTTAAATTACCTGATAGTGCCACATTTACCATTGGCACTCCAGTCGTTACAACATCCTTCTCATTGAAGAATTTAGATTTTGCCAAAATGGCACTTTCTTTAATCGTAGTATTTTTCTTTAGTTTGTCCAATAAACTCATAATAATCTCCTATTTTTATCCAAAAAAGTCTTCTAGTGAATTTTGTTTCTCTAACTGCCAACCGATACAATCTAAAATGATCTTCATCGGTTCTATGAAACACTTATCAAACTGTGTATCGTAATCGATGTATTGTTCCAAACCAAACTCTTTAGGCAATCTAACTGGAAAAGATATGACACTATCTTTCAAAATGTTTGGTTGCTTCAGGTAAGTAAACTTTAGTTTCTCACCATCTTTGATTGCCTCATACTTCTTGGTAAGGTTATGTTTCTTCAGCATATTATTATATAGAATGGCACCCTTGACATGAATGGGCGTACCTTTCTTATATTGTGTAATATTATCCGAATACTCATTAATGCCGTTCACACCGCGAGGGAAAGAAATTTCTTCTACTGGCCAAGTTTTGAATTCTTCTCGGAACTTTGCAACGAATTCTTGCACCGTCTGTTCATCGGATTTCATAATAAGATTTACCATCTCATACATCTTATCACGAACCATAGGCGGCGTTGAAGACTTGACCATTTCAAGACCCATCACTTTAACATCAGGTTCACTATACACAACACCTTCATTATTATATACATTCAATGCATATCTTTTCTTTGCTGTCCAGAAACCTTTGTTTGCCAATGATTCTCTTTTCATTCGCATCTTCTGTTTTCGGGCATGAACATAGTCTGCAAGTTCTGTGAAACTTTTATCAATATATGGTTTGATCTTGTCTTCACACACACGATCCATAAAATCAATAACTTTACTTTCAGGCATATTTACTTTACCGTCAACACCATATACTTTATCTACAAGAGGACCTAGATTGAGGTAAATTGAATCAGTATCTGATGCGATAACATAATCAGTATCAGTCTTCAACAGACTGTTCATGTAGTCATTGATTTTATTTTCAATCCAACGAATCGATAATTGACCAGCAGAAGTAACACCCAAAGCCATACGAAGATCATAGAACCTAAAATACTGTGAGCCAAGGGCACCATAGGCACTATTGAGAGAAACTTTTTTCGCTAGTTGTAGATTGTTATATTTTGCAACCAGTTTTTCAATCTCATATTTTTTAGATTCGTCTTTTTCGTTTTCATAATCTTGTTTGTATTTCAACATTAGATTCTTAAACTTTTTACGATCTTCATACATTGTTTCCATCATATCAGCAAGAAAACCTGCCTTGTCAGTTCTAAAGAATTGACCATTTGGTGTGATTGTAACATTAACAAGTTCGGAAGTATTTACCTGTTTCATTAATAGTTTGTCAACAGAAACACCTTGTGAAATGATATCACGCATTTCATCGGTATAATCTTTAACATCAACCAAAGTTTCTGGTGAGATAGAATACTGCATCATCAAATGGGGATACAGACTGTCCAAGTCAAACGATGCAACATACTTAAACATACCGATCTGAGGTTCTTTAACATATGCACCGTCAAATGCATTATCTTTATGTTGCACTCTACGAGGAGGGACAATAATCTTTCTCTCAAGCAAATAAGAATAAGTCAAAGCATCCCACATACGAGTTTGTGCAAATACATC